AGATCATCCAGCTCACGTAGAGGCAGAAAAGCTTACTGGCAAAGATAAAAAGACACCATCAAAAGAAGAACCATCTGCCTCTACCAATCAAGAAAAGAAACCGGCTTCAGAAAAGCCCACAAGTGATTCAGAGCCAAAAACGACAGGAGCAGAAGAACCAACTGAAGACCCCAATAAACTATCAGGTTCTGATTTTAAAACAAATGCCGAAAAGCCGGAATCAGAAAAAGAAAAAGAAGAAATTAAAACTCAATTGGATTCGGAAAAAAGTAAGTTATCTGATGAAGAAAATAAAACAATAGAACAAATAAATAATCCACAATCACCGGAGAGAAAAGGAATGATGACCAGATTAAAATCTGCCATTAAAGGTTTTGGTAAAGGAATAAAAAAGTGGGCGCATCACAAAAAAGAAATGATTGGTGGAACCGTTGATGCGGTTAAAGCGTTGGCTAATGGACAAAAGATTGGTTCTGTAAAAAATAAGCAAACCGGGAAGTGGGATTATTCCGATGAAAAACGAAAAGAACAATTACATCATGTCAAACATTTTGCAATTGATGTTGGATTGTTAATGGGGTCTATGATGTTAGGTGGCGCAGGTGTAGCGGCGGCCAAAGCGGTTAGCGCTGGTCAAGGTGCGTTAGGAGTTGCAAGTGCAGCAGCACAAGGTTCAGTTGGTGTTTTTACACATGGATTTGGTGGGTTTGGTATTCATTTGGGAAAAGATATTGTGAAGCATGCTGCACTTGAAACATTGGGATTTGGTGGTGCGCAAGCAGCGGGTGGTGGCGCCGCACTATCTACTGCAACAATGGGTTTGTTCGAAATTTCATCAACCCAAGGTGGTAACAATAAATTTATAATAAACTTTTTAGAAAAAGTTATTAAACGTGTAGAATCATACAAATTATCCGATGAGCAATTATTACAATCTATAAAAAGTTATAAAAAAGAAGAACCAAAAAGAAACGCAGCAGATTTATTGAATGAAGAACATTATGTTCCTGCTACCGGAATGTTTAATAGAAGATTATCACCACAACAAAAAATAGATAAACTTAATCCTGCAAGGGCAATAGAAAAATCTAAAATTTGGCACAAAACGTTTTCACATCACAATCCCGAAACCGGAGAAACCGAAGATGCATTGGATAGTAAAACCGAATCAATAAATCATTTCGTTGAATATGCTACAAAGCGATTGAAACTAAATGAAAGACCTAAAATCAATTTAGTAGGTGGTGGTGAGTTCGCAGAATCACAAACATCTCTTGGTGGATACGATGATAATACAAAAGAAATATTCGTTTCAACCGAAGGTCGCCTAACTGCCGATATTTTAAGAACGATTGCGCATGAAATGGTACATCGTAAGCAAGATGAAATGGGCATTATTAAAGATAGGGCAGAGGATGGTAAGACCGGCTCTTCTGTTGAAAATAAAGCCCATGCGGTGGCCGGAATCCTAATGCGTGAATATGGTAAACTTAATAAGAAGATATTTCAAGAAGTAAAAATAAACGAAGCGGCAACCGTATTAGGATCAGCAAGCGATGACCAGCCCGATGGTATGTTTTTACCAAAAGGACATAAAAGAAAATTAGGTAACAATGATGGTATAAATAAATCCGATGAGTGGTTTACTAATGGCGGATATATTCAAATTGATTTCCCAACTGCGGATACTATATTCGGTGATGATGAGCAAGATCAACCATATGTAATTTGGCGTGTTAAAAACTTACCACGTACTGATTTTAAACCAACTAAATTCAATAAAAAGAATTTTGTAAATGAAGCAGTAGTAGATGGTACAAGTAATGGGGAAAGTTTCAGATCCCCATATTCACCCGATTGGAAAAAGCACGATGAATATGGAAAAAAACACGCTGAAATAGTAGGATATGATGTATTAGAATATAGCTCAAAACGTGATGCCAAAAAGGCAGCAAAAAATATACCGGTTAATAATCCAAGAGAGGAAAACGGACCTGCTAAACGTACAATTCATCCATCTAAAGGAGATGCATACGCAAAAGATAAAGCAGATAAATGGGAAATGTATCCTTTCAATTCAAGACCCAATCCATATGCATATCCAGATGTATATGCAAAACCAAAAGCGATTAGACCGGTTGATGTAATTCGTGAAAGAGGATATGAGCATCGTATAGTTTCTCTATTGCAAGAAGGTGGTGCGTATGGACACATGTCACATCCATTTGATGATATGGGGCTTACGTTTGGTGACCTTAAACGTATTATATCTGGAGCGCTCAGCGGCCGGCTGGAATTAGCTCGTGAAAAAACGGATGGACAAGCATTGGCAATAAGTTGGAAGAATGGAAGATTGATTGCAGCACGTAACAAAGGACATCTTGCAAATGCAGGAGCAAACGCAATGGGTATAGAAGATGTTGCATCTAAATTCGCAGGACGTGGTGGACTAACTGATGCATACAATTTTGCAATGAAAGACCTCAACGCAGCAATAAGTGGGCTTTCAGAAAAACAAAAAGAAAAGATATTTAATAATGGGAAATGTTTTATGAATCTTGAAGTTATATGGCCAGAATCAGTAAACGTAATACCATACGGACAGGCATTATTAGTATTTCATGGAACGGTGTGCTATGATGATGCGGGTAAGGCAATAAGCGCCGACCAATCTAGCGCAAGAGTATTGGCAGGCATGATAAAACAAATCAACGCAAATGTGCAATCCAAATATACGATAGCAGGTCCTCCGGTTTTAGAACTTCCAAAAAGTAAAGAGCTTTCATCGAAGCAAGGATATTGGTTTGGAAAATTAAACAAACTACAATCTAAATTTGGACTTTCTGATTCTGCTTCCGTTTCGGATTATCACTACGCATGGTGGGCAGATTTTATAGATAAGCAATCACCTGTTAAGCCCGATAAACTTACAAAAGAAGCACTAATCCGCAGATGGGGATTTGGAGAAAAATCTTTTAGGTTAAATACAATATCAGATAAAACATTGCAAAATTGGGCAATAGAGCACGATAAGATAAATGTTCCAAAACAACAACGTGATAATATAAAACCGTTTGAAGAAATATTTTTGGGAGTAGGTTCTGAAGTTTTACAATTTGTAACATCAGTAATAACCGTGCACCCCGATACTGCCATTCGTGCTATGAAAACGAAATTGGATTCAGTTGCACAAAAAGTAAAACAAACCGGAGACACATCTATAATTAAAAAATTCAAAAACGAATTAGAAAGATTAAACTCATTGGGTGGGGTAGATAAAATAGTAGCAGCAGAAGGTATTGTATTTGTTTATAACGGAAAGACTTATAAACTTACGGGCACATTCGCTCCATTAAATCAGCTTTTAGGAATATTTTATGAATAATTTTATTAACAGTTACAAAAAAACAAACTATGCAAAAAAGGAAAAGTTGGGATGAAAAAAACAAGTACATTCACAAATCTCGTAAAAAAATAATTGACACCGTTTTCGGTAGAGAAGATAATACAAAAAGAGTATTTGGTTATGATGGTGAAAAAGAAGAAACTGTAAAAAGAGAAGTTGGAGAAGTTTGGACTGATAAGGATGGAAAGACATGGAAGCAACAAGATGGATTCAAAGAATCAGTTTCGGATTTTGATGATGTAAGACAATATCTACAAAAACTAAACACTTGCTCAAACGAAAGTTGTAAAACAATTAAGTATTCCCATGCCGATAAAAAGGTATTGAGGAAAACTGGCAAATGTATTAATTGCCTTGCTGAATTTGAAACGCAATTGAGAATTGATGGTGTTTATGATTTATATGTTGACTACAAACTAACTCGTAATAAATTAGCGTTTTCAAAAGAAATGAAGCAAAGATTTGAAGAAGCATTGGCATCAGTAAAAGATGATTTTACTATTGTTATGGAAGATGGTTCTTTACAAAAATGGACGTGGGATATTGATATAAATAAAGTAAAAGCAGATTTAGAGCAAGAGGTAACCGATGCGGGAGAAGTGATAGAATTATTAATAGAAAGAAAACGATTATTAGAAGAAGAATTTATTAAACTAAATCATGCCGAACTCATCGTTAAATTTTAATTTCAAATCACTACTCGATTGGAAAGGAGTATTACTTGTTATATTCTTAATTTTTTTGACATTTATGCAATGTCAACAATCTAAATATGATAAATCAAATACGGTTGTAATTGATGGAGAACTTTATAAAGTAAATAAAAAAACAACAAGTACTAAATACATTCCAAATCGTTTTACTGAATATCGTAGTAAAGAACAAATATACACATTTATAGTTGAATACGATACTGCGGTTCAATATGAAAATGTGGATACCGCAGAAATTCTTAAAGACTATTTTGCAAAGAAAGTTTCTATTGATACACTTGAATTAAAAGATTCATTGGGATATGTAACTTTAACTGATACTATAAAAGAAAATCGTATTTGGTATAGAACATATTTAGCTAATATCAATCAAAAAGAAATTCACGATACAACGTGGTTAACTCCGGTACCAACTTCAACTTTGTATTTCGGAATAAATGGTGGATTTACAAAAAACCAATTACCAAATACGATTGGATTAAGTCTAATGTACCAAACTCCAAAAAATAAAATATTTGGATTAGGTGTTGGATTACAAAATGGCTCTACAATCACACCATATGTAAATGGTTCAGTTTACTGGAAAATAAAATTGAAAAAATAATGCCAATAAATCCAAATAGAAGCCTGAAAGACCTAATTGCCGATGAGTATAAAAAATGTGCATTAGACCCAATATACTTTATGAAAAAATATTGTGTCATTCAGCACCCTACTCGTGGTAAAATTCCATTTCACCTTTTTCCATTTCAAGAAAAATGTATTACTGATTTTAAAGATAATCGTTATAATATAATTTTAAAGAGTAGACAACTTGGATTATCCACGTTATCCGCAGGATTTATTTTATGGAAAATGATATTCAATGCGGATTTTAACGCACTTGTTATTGCTACAAAAGTAACAGTTGCAAAAAACCTTGTAGAAAAAGTAAGAGTGATGCACGATCTTTTGCCAATTTGGTTGAGAGATGGCTCATCCGCATCAGTTGAAGATAATAAATTATCTCTTAAACTAAAAAATGGTTCGCAAGTTAAAGCAATCACATCATCTCCTGATGCAGGACGTTCTGAAGCCCTATCATTACTTGTAATTGATGAGGCAGCGTTCATTAGAGATATTGATGAAATTTGGCTATCGGCGCAATCTACACTTTCAACGGGTGGTTCTGCTATTGTACTATCAACTCCAAATGGCGTTGGTAATTGGTTTCATAAAATGTGGGTAGATGGAGAAAGTGGAATAAATGGATTCAATAATATAATGCTTCATTGGACAGAACACCCTGAAAGAAATCAAACGTGGAGAGATGATCAAACACGCGTTCTTGGTGTAAAAGGAGCAGCGCAAGAGTGTGATTGTGATTTTGTAAGTTCCGGTGATACCGTGATAGACCCACAACTTCTAATGTGGTATAAGCAAACTTGGGTAATCGATCCAATTGAAAAAACTGGTTTCGATGGAAACCTATGGAGATGGGAACATCCGGACTATACAAGAAACTATATGGTTGCTGCGGACGTTTCACGTGGTGACTCAAATGACTTTTCAACTGCACAAGTTATAGATTTAGATAATTGCTCACAAGTTGCAGAATATCGTGGTAAAATCAATACAAAAGATTTTGGAAACCTATTAGTTTCACTTGCTACCGAATACAATAATGCCCTATTGGTTGTGGAAAACTCAAACGTAGGTTGGGCCGCCATACAACAAATCATTAACCGTGGATATGGTAATCTATTTTACATGAGTAATGACTTGAAATACATTGATGTAGAAAGGCAAATGACCAACAAATATTATCGTGAGGAACGTAAGATGGTTGCTGGATTTTCGGTAACACAAAGGACGCGACCACTTATTATTTCTGCATTAGATACGTATCTTAGAGAAAAAGAGATATTAATACGGTCTTCTCGTATGATAGAAGAATTATTTACATTTATTTGGTTTAATGGTAGAGCGGAAGCAATGAAGGGCTACAACGATGACTTGACAATGGCTATGGCGATAGGATTGTGGGTTAGAAATACCGCATTGAGGCTTAGAAATGAAGGAGTAGACCTTACAAAGTCTATGTTAAGTTCGGCTAAAATACAACAATACGAAAGTGTTTATACTAAAAACCACTTACAAAATAACCCATATGAAATTTCTTATGGAAATAACGGAGATGTCGAAGATATCAGATGGTTATTAGGATAATTGTATATTTATAGATTGAAACACTTAAAATAAAATAGCATGATTAAACTAACTAATATACTATCAGAAACAAAGGTAGTTACCGGATTAAAAGAAGCGATCAATGTAGACCCTATCGTTAAAAAGATAGAAAAATTAACCGATAGAAATGCGCATACCGAAGCGGTACTTGAGTTCGCCAAATTTATGAAAATGGGAGCATTTGAAAACATTTTGAATAGTATGTTGGATATGCAAAAAGAGTTTGGACATACTCCAAAAGAGCTTATTGATTTGAGAACTAACATCTACAAAGAATTAATGAAGCAATGCGAATCAAAGCATGGCAGAGAGGTTTCATCTCAAATCAATTCCGTATTCTAATGATTAAACTATTTGACCTTTTAGACGAAGACCTCCGTAAATGGTTCGGAAAGGGCAAATGGGGAGGTAAAGGAGGTGGTGGCTGGGATAGATATGATTCCAGTGGTAAACGTGTTGGAAAGTGTGGGGCCGGCGAAGAAGGTGAAGCATATGCTGCGTGTCTATCAAAGGCGGCTGCAGATAAACTTGGCAAAAAAGGTAGAGCAAGTTTCGTAAGACGCAAACGTGCAAAACAAAACAAAGCAGGGCGTGGTGATAAAGGTGATGGCAGTAAAGGTAAAAAACCTGTAAGAGTTAGTTGGGATAAAAAAGGAAGTGATAAAAAATATAATCCACCGACATGATTAGACTTAAAGATATATTAAACGAATTAGAATTTAAATCTCAAGCCGAATTTGATGCTTATGCAAAGCAGCATGATATACGCCCATCTACAAAAGTGACGATAGCCGGAAGAGAAACTACCGCTGGGCAGGCTATGGGTAAATCCGATGGTGAGGAAAAGAAAAAAACTTCGGCAAATCCAGTTAAATCAAATTCTCCAAAAATAGAAAGTTTTGAAGATTTTGCAAAGAAAAGATTAGAAGGTGCTACTAAAATAACTAATGATGCAAAGGAAAAAGGCGGAGTAGCAATTCTTACCTATCACCATTTTGTTGTAAAGCTTCCACACTATAAAAACGCAGCCGAAGGTGGTTTCAATTTGAAAGAAGCCAAAGAAGAGCTAAATGGATATATGGAAGAATTATGTGGGGGTAAAGTTCAAATGGACCAAATTGGATTTCAAAGACTAGTCGGACTAATAGAAGTATTAGGTGAACTAATAATAAGACATGAAAACCGACTAAATGAAAAATGGACAAAAGGCTACAAAAAATCAATTGATTGTAATAACCCTAAAGGATTCAGCCAAAAAGCACACTGCGCAGGTAGGAAAGCCCGACAGGCTGGTCGTGATACTAAATCTAAATCCGTAAACTAAAATGACAATAGAAGAAAGATTAGAATTATTTTTAGAAAAGAATTGCCCGACTGACCCAGAAAAATGGTCAGCATCAAAGGCTGCGGCAAAACGTAAATTTGATGTTTATCCAAGTGCATATGCAAACGGATGGGCTGCAAAAAACTATAAATCAAAGGGTGGTGGATGGCGTACTTGCAATGAAGGATCTGACCCTGCAGCAGGTGGATGGGTACAACCTAGTGGTCGCATTCCCGTTGAAAATCCATTAGATAAAGATGAAGATGAATTGTTAGAAGGGCCATGTTGGGATGGGTATAAGCAAGTTGGAATGAAAAACAAAAATGGTAAAGAAGTTCCCAATTGTGTACCGATATCAGAATTGAATGAATCAATCATAGCAACACTAATGGCTTTGCCGGCTACAATGGCATTAATCTCTTTAATAAAGGGAGCAAAGGTGGCACGAATCGCACTTACAGTTTGGGAAAAAATTGAAAATGAAGTTATTGGTAATAGAATCGCAAAAATAGACTGGGACCGCAATAAGTTTCATAAAATATGGATTAGTGAATTATTCTATGTGCCCGAATTTAAAAATTTAGTTCTTTCAAAATTAAAAAATGACCCGAAAATCAATCAAATGCAAAAATCAATAGATGATTTGACGGCATATTATGAATCTTTACCAAAAACAGGTAAAGGAAGTAGAAAAGAACCAAAAATTGCAAAAGAAAAACTTAAAAAATTATTAGAAGATAAATTTGAATATGATAGGCAATTCATTACAGAAATATTGACTGATAAAATAGCACAAGATATACTTACAAATGTTTTCATGGAAATGTATGATGTTAGAGTCATAAATCCAAAAGCGCCATTATATAAACATCCATATGTACACTCCGGTTCAAGAGGAAATAAAGATAAGACAGTCACAATACGTGTTTGGAAAAATTTAGTGACAAAACAGGGTATAGAAGAACTATTAAAGATTTTCAATAAATCAAACGTTAACAATGCAATTGAAAATTTAGAAAAAAGTATATCTAAATCGGATAAAAATTTTAATGAAACTATTAAGAAAGTAGGAGATAAATACGCAGTATATCCAAAAAAAGGTGGAGACAGATTAGGAACACATTCAAGTAAATCCGCAGCACAAAAACAATTGGCTGCTATCGAAATATCAAAACAAAAAGCTATGAAAGAAGAATATCCAGACCATCCCGAACGCAGGGATAAAGATTCCGAAATTAATTACGGAAGAGTTCAACCCGTAGAATACGATGTTGAAAACTATGATGATTACAAAGACTTTATTGTCTTTATGAGAGAATACAACCGAACACTAAATGAAGCCGGATGTGGTTGCGTTTTTGAAGCAGAATATCAGGGTAGAAAAGTAAAGCTCGGCAAACCAATGCAGGGCGATACAAAAAAATTTAAAGTATATGTCAAAAATGATAAAGGTAACGTTGTTAAAGTAAACTTCGGAGATCCAAATATGCGTATTAAAAAATCAAATCCTGAAAGACGCAAATCATTCAGAGCTAGGCATAATTGCGATAATCCTGGGCCCAGATGGAAAGCACGCTACTGGTCATGCAGAAAGTGGTAAAAATAGTATATATATAATAAAGATTAACTATGGCAGATAAAACCATTTTTGGAAGGTTACAAAAACTATTTTCTACAAACACAATTATTCGTAGAACTAAAAAGGGTGTAAGAGTCATTGATACCGATGAGTATCAATCAATGACTACTAACCTTGTAGACCGTTTTATGAAATTGAAGACACCACAATATAGTGGTGGAATGTTGGAATCGGCAATGTCGTATCAGCAAGTTCGTGCTGACCTATTTAGAGATTATGATTCAATGGATCATGACCCTATTCTTGCTGCGGCATTAGATATTTACGCCGATGAAAGTACAACAAAAAATGAACATGGAGATGTACTGAAAATACATTGTTCAGATGAAAATGTAAAACAAATTCTTCATAACTTATTTTATGATATTGTAAATATAGAATTCACACTTTGGCCTTGGACGAGAAACTTGGTAAAGTATGGTGATTTCTTTTTACAATTAGAAGTGGCACCTGAACTTGGAATTGTTAATGTAATTCCCATATCGGTATATGAAGTTACACGTGTTGAAAACTTTGATATAGAAAATCCACAACGTGTAAAGTTTGTATATGCACCATACACAAACCCATACGGAGGTTCTTCTGCTTCTAATAAAAAAGAATATGAAAATTATGAAATTGCGCATTTCAGAATGCATTCTGATTCTAATTTTCTTCCTTATGGAAAATCAATGATAGAAGGTGCAAGACGGGTTTGGAAGCAACTAACTCTTATGGAGGATGCTATGTTAATACATCGTATTATGCGTGCTCCCGAAAAACGTATATTCAAAGTTGATGTTGGTAATATACCACCAACTGAAGTTGATAATTATATGCAACGAATCATTAACAGCAGTAAAAAAACACCATTTGTAGATGAAAAAACCGGAGATTACAATCTTAAATATAATATTCAAAATATTATTGAGGATTATTATCTTCCTGTCCGCGGTAGCGATAGTGGTACGAGCATAGATACTTTGAAGGGTATGGAATATCAGGCAATAGATGATATCAACTACCTAAAAGGAAAAATGTTCGCAGCTCTTAAAATTCCAAAATCACATTTGGGATATGAAGAAGATGTAAACGGAAAAGCAACATTGGCAGCGCAAGATGTAAGGTTCGCCAAAACCATCGAAAGAATACAAAAAGTTCTTATTTCTGAATTGACAAAGATAGCAATAGTTCATTTATATGCGCAGGGTATGGATAACGCGGCAGATTTGGATTTTCAATTAGAACTTACTATTCCATCAAAAATATATGAGCAAGAGCAGGTAGAATTATATACGACAAAGGTATCTCTCATACAATCCATGCAACAAACAAAATTGTTTTCTAAAAAGTGGATGTATGAAAATATTATGAAATTTGCGCAAGATGAGCAAGATGAAATGACAATTGATGTATTGGAAGATACAAAGCAAGCGTTCAGATTGACACAAATTGAAACACAAGGAACTGACCCTGCTAAAGAAACTGGAACAGAAGAACCAACCAACGTTGAAGAAGAAATTCAAAAAATTAAAGATGAATTAGAAGAAGAAGGAAAAGTTGGAAGACCAAAAGACCCGGTTAGATATGGTAAAGATGATCATCCACTTGGTCGCGACCCACTTGGGATTAAAACTCTAAAACAAAAAGAAGGTTCTGTAAAATACAAACCACGTAAAGTAAGTTATAAAGAAATATACAAAGATATGCTTGGTGGTAAAAAAATAATACTAACAGATACCAAATCTGCTGTTAAATAATCAATAAATATATTTATAAAGAGATAAATTATCCCTTTGATGAAAAAAATTAAACATTCTAAGTTCAAAAATACAGGATTCATTTTTGAATTACTGCTTAGACAAATCACCTCCGAAATTATGTCGGAAAATAAATCTAAAGCAGAAAAAATCCTACAAGAATTTTTTAATTCTAAAAAAGAACTTTCAAAAGAATTAAAATTATATCAGTATCTTATAAACGAAAAATATAATTCTGAAGCAAAAGCAGAAAAGTTTATTGATACCGTTTGTGAAGCACGCAAACGTCTTGATGAAGCTAAATTGACAAAAGAAAAATATAATTTAGTAAAAAAAATAAGAGAATCGTATAATATAGAAGATTTATTAAAATCATCGGTTTCAAACTACAAAGTTCTTGCATCAATTTATAAAATTTTTGAATCAATAAATGAATCCGAAATTTTAGACCCAACCGATGTGGTATCTTCAAGATTTACAATTGCAGAAAACATAATAAATAAATCAATACAGAATAAAGATGCAAAAATAAAAGATGCCGTATTGGAACAATTCAAAAAACAAGATGAAACCGTAAGGGCTCTTTCGTATAAAATTTTAATAGAAAGTTTTAATACAAAGTATAAAGACCTAAGTAGTGAGCAAAAGGTTTTACTACGAGAATATATTAATGGAATGACTAATAGTTCCGGCTTTTCAAATCACATTCAAAGTGAAGTAAATAAAATTACACAATCCCTAAATGAAATTGGAAAGAAGATTACCGATAAAGTTACAAAAATAAAATTAGTAGAAACGATCGGGCAGATAAAAAAAATAAAGCAGAATAAACGTGTTAAAGAGCAACACGTATCCGCGCTTATGATGGCATACGAACTAATAAAAGAATTGAAAAATGCAACACAAAAGTAAATTAAAAGAATTTATAAGAAAGGTTGTAAGAGAAATGAATGTGACAGGAAACGTTCAAGGATACCAGTCACCAAACGCATTCAAAAAAAGAGGAGATACAAAGCAAAGTGCGAAACAACAAGCTGACCTAACTGGATATACCGTTGTAAAAGAAAATCGTTGGTTAGAACTAAAAAATGAAGATATTCCTGCTCACCGAAAAATCGGTAAAGGCGTTTCTAACATCAATAAGCAATTGGCAGAAATGGAAAAATTTCTAAATTGGTATGGTAAATTGAAGCAAGAAAACGGAGTATCTAATGACCAATTTTGGAAACGTACAAATGGAAACATTTTGAAAATAAAAGAAAGGTTGATTAAGTTAGAACAACATATTAGAAAAATATCAGAATAAAACCACAATAAAATGAACTTACAACAACTAAAAGAACTCGTTAGAGAAGTAATTAAAGAAGAGCAGGATTATCAAGAATTGTTTAAAACTATGCTTGACAAAACTGGGAAAGATATTAACTCAATGAGTGATGAAGAAAAAAAGAAATTTTTTAATGCCGTAGATAAAGCATACCAAGCAAAGTCAGAAGGTAGATTAAGAATGTAAAATGAATAAAAAACTATTAGTAGAAACGCATCTATTTGAAGGGAAAATAAAAGAAGAGCCGAATGGGACTTTTCTTGTTAAAGGCATTTTGCAAAGAGCAGGTGCACCCAATCAAAACAATCGCCGTTATCCAAAAGAGATATTAGAGCGTGAGTGTGAGAAGTATAAGCAATTGATTAAGGAAAGACGTGCACTTGGCGAATTAGACCATCCGGATTCTCCAGTAATCGAGCTTAAAAATGTATCACACAATATTCGTGAAATATGGTGGGAAGGGGATGATGTTTGTGGAGTGGTAGAAATTCTTTCAACACCATCGGGCAATATCTTAAAAGAACTACTTAAAAATAATATACGTCTTGGTATTAGTTCACGTGGACTTGGTTCAGTTAATGAGCAAAGGGATGGTACGGTAATGGTGCAAGATGATTTCGAATTGGTTGGATGGGACTTCGTATCTAACCCATCTACACATGGAGCATTTATGGCGCCAATGAACGAAAGCAAACAATGGCAGAAAATCGCACACGAATGTGGTAAGTGGTGTAAGGCTCAAGACCTAATGCGTGAAATAATTGTTGAATTGAATTAACGTATATTTATATTATATAAAGAAAAATAAAATGATTAGCATGCAATTACGGCAACTCATTCCTAATGGGATACAAAAACTGAATGAAGCTGAAAAGCATAATCCACTACATAGACAAAGACGTAAACGAGGTATGCTACCACTTGAAGTTGATGGAACAAATGGTCTACCAAATCCGAAATACTATACATATTCTCGTACTATTAATGGAGGACGTCGTATATACAGTCTTAATCCAAAATATACAAACACACCAATGCCAAAAAAAGAAACTTCTAAGTATTGGGATATAATTGTCAACTAACAAAATAAAAACAAATGAAACCAATAAAACTAAAAGGCCTTATAAAAGAAAATAAAAATCCAATTCAAAAAGAAGCACTTGATGATTTGGATGTTAATCTTCCAACGGCTGTAAACCGATTTTTAGAAAAACTTACGTCTCAACTAAAAACTTACAATCTTCCTCGTAAAAAAGAAGTACTTGTAATTGCAAAAATCATTGATGGTCTTAATATGGATAAGCAAGAAGTAATGAGGGCTATCCAAAAGATTAAGCAAGCAGATGCATTCGGCGGGCAAAAAAAAAATGATGCAGCACCAATAACAGAAAAAGCACCCGAAGGATGGGAAGGAACTGTTAAAGCAATGAAAGATGAGCCGGGTATTGATAACCCATATGCATTGGTGCATTGGATGAAAGGTAAAGGATACCAATCACATAAAAAATAAATAATGATACGATTAAAAGATTTACTGAACGAATCCGACGAGTTTCAACAATTACCTTCCGAAGTTAAAAAACACTTTTTGGAAATAATATCTACATTCGGAACACATAGAGAAAGTATTAATCGTAAAT